GATGTGCACCTGGAGCTGATTCATTAGGTGTACCTGTAGCATTATCATTTAATGATGCATCTGTACCTGAACTGACAAGGGATTCAGTGACAAGTAAACCTATATCGAATGAAACATTTGTTGTATATTTAGATAATATAATTGTGCTTGCTTTAACTGCTACAAAATGTTTCTTAATGTAATAGATACCATCTTCGATAGATACAATTGAACCAAATCCTGTAGCAGCAGAAGCTTTAACTTCGGCTGACTTATTAGCTCCATCCGTGATTGTTGCATTATCTGCAAACGTAGTACCAGATATGTATTTAACAAATATCGTAATAGGATCAGAACCAGATGCTAGTGTAGCATGAACAACCCTAGCTACGTTAGTACCATCAGTAAATTCAGTACCAACTAATTCAGCAACAGTATCACAATAAGAGTTAACCGAATCTAATTTAATATAGTCAATCTTATTATGTAGATGCACCGCACCAGGAACAACAACCGAACCGTCCTTAAATACATGAGTACCGTGTGCAGATATTTGGTTTTGAAGTTGTGTTTGAAGCTGAGTTAATTCTCTAGCTTGTATTGCCTTACCTGGACGAAATAATATCCTTTGATATTGTTCTTTCGGGCTGAGTGTATTGCCCGATGCGACCGATTCAAAGTCGTCATAATATGGTTCTACGTTAAATGAAATTGCCATGTGTCTATCCTATTTAAAATGCGATTACTAATCTTACTGTTTCTACCTGACCTGTGCCACGACTTGTTGCCGTTCTATTCTCTATAAACATTACATCACCAGAATCATGATTAACTAAAGGTGCAGCAACCGCTGAGATTTGATTACCAGCACCAGATGAACCTGTTGCTCTTGTCAAATGTGAAGTAGTAAATGTACCGAACCCTGTAGATTCGTTTTGTATATAATGTAATACACCACTTGTGTTATTATATTCTACAACTATACCTTTAGCACCAACCGTACCACCAGTATGACCTTCAAATGCAAAGTCAGCAACATATGTACTAGCTAATGAAGCAGGTATTGTTACACTCTTACATGTATTGTATGCACTTGCTTCTGCAACTTGTGCAATAGTACCTGTGCTTGAACCAGATATTGTTGTTGCAATAGCTTTAAATACTTCACCAACAACTGGATTACCAGATGTAGATCCTGCAGTTTCAAAGTTAGCATCTGTAGTATTACCTTTCGTTAAGATCTTATAGAAGTTACCTACAACCATTGAGTTAGTAGCTGAGATCACTGCGGTCTCATTTGCTTTCTCAATAGGGTTTTTGCAGAGAGCTATTTGTCTAAAGTCATTTGAATCAGGAATTGTGCCTGACTCATCACCAGTAAATACAGTATTAACTGTTACATAGTGTGAACGTAAATCATTTGTAGGATCTGCACCAAATCCACCCTTAGGGCCAATGACTGGTCTGACTGCACCATTAGAACCTGAACCACCCGTTACTGTAACAGTAGCGTGAGTATATCCTGTACCAACGTTAGTCATTGTGATACCTGTGATAGCTCCACCAGAAACTGTAGCTGTAGCTGTAGCACTTGCACCATCACCTGCAATTGTTATTGTAGGAGCTGATGTATATCCAGTTCCTGCAGTTGTGATCTTCATATTATAGATTGCGCCATCAACAGCATTTGATTGTACAGCCCATTGATTTGCTAATGCAAGATCTCCAGAACCTGGATTTTCTTTAATGTTTAACACCGGTATAAATGATGATGTTAAAAATTTAGAAGCATTGGTTGTATTAACTGTGAACATATATTTCCATATGTAACCATCTGAACCACTATGGTTAATAACACCAGTTGTTTGAACACCAGTTGCATCTGGATCTGTTGAAGAAGCTCCTGCTCCTGCCTTTAAGCACATATACACATTGTTATTTGTTGTGATAACGTGGTATACTTTGCTTTCTATGTTTGTATCGCGATCATCATATTCTACATATGTAGTACCTGAAACCCATAGGTTTCTTGGGGAACTGTGAATAATGTCTGTGCTAGCAACTTTCTTCATGGCGAACATGTTTTCCCACAAAGTATTATTAGCGTAGTCATTTTCATATGGGGTGTCCGGTACCGCATCACTTGGTGTCCATGGATTAGGTCTTCCCAAAGCCATGTAGAATTGATTATCACTAAGACTCTGGACAAACTTATTTGTTGTATCCAGTCTAAACTTACTTGTGATTATTGCTGCCATTTTATTTCCTCTTTTATGTTATTACGAGTGAGTTGTTTCCACCCATGCCGAATTGTGTACTTATATTGTTATTTATACTATCTTGCAGTGTCCAATGAGCTAAATCTGAGTTCGGACCTAAATATCTAAACTTCATATTATCCCAATGATTCTGCATACCTATCTTACTCAACTCTGAACTTCCATTTGCGAAGTGAGTATATGATTTCTCTAATATGTGACTATCAAAACTTACTGGTCCAACTTGGAATGCACCAATATTAATTGAGTTTAATCCTGGAGCAGCTGGTAAATTACCAAATTGTGCTTGTGTATTCGATGATGTAAGTAGCTTCACTAAGATTACAATCTCACCAAAGAACTTAAATCCTGCTGGATGGACTAATCTTGTAAATGCATTCTTCCAATCAGATACATTCTTACCTGTTTTTAATACATATGAAAACTGTTGATAGTAATAAGAATCCTGTAAGAATTTTTTATTTGATAAGAATCCATTTGCTGTAGTAAATAATCCTCGAGAATATGTATTTATTACATCACCGTTTGTTAATGCACTTGTAAATGTTAACTTGTATTTAGTAGTTGTATCTGAATAAACTGTTTCAGTATAATCTGTAACTGGTGTTTGTAATGCATTATTTACAAATACAATATCATCATCAAAGAATGCAGCAGTACCATTATCGTTATTACCAGTAATTTCAGTAGGTGTACCAGATATTGTAAATGTATTCCTAGGTGTAAATCCAGTTCTATTTGCTATAACAGCTGTTGTTTGATCTGTCCAATCACCATCAGATGGAATGAGTACATCCACGAATGGAAAATATGTTTCTACATCGTCATCATATATCATTCTAAAGAATGATGTGATTGATTCAGGTGTACCACGTGACTTATAGAATTCAACAAGTCTCTTATAGAACATCCTTGGGTTTGTAGCAAAGTCTCTTGGTACCGCAATACCAATTTCGTTCTGTAATTCAGTAAGTAGGTTATCTTCTACAAAGTCAATATCTCTTTGGATATCTAAAGCATTTAGATAAAATCCTGATTGATTTGAACGCTCTAAATATAATGCATATGTCTTAAGAAAATTAACTAGATCAGGATATTTAGATTCTACATGATCCGGTACTAGTTCATCTATATAAGACGATATATTATATTTTCCAAGTCCGTTTGCCATTAGTTACTTACCGTAGTGTAATCGATTCCAGCAGTTGTACCGCCAGTTGCCATAGTATCTATCTCGCCAGTTATTGTAGCTGTTGAGGTATTAATAGTTAACAATACATTTCTTGTAGGGGATACATCAGACGATGCAGGCTTCACCGTCACATCGATTGTAGTTTGTCCTGTAGGTAATCCAGTTGGTTGGAATGAGTTAAGAGTGACTGTACCATCTTCTTCATTCACATCACCAACATTTGTAGCTAATACTAAATTAGATGTATCAACTATTTGAATAATTCTTGTATCACTTGAACTATCATAGAAATCTTTAAGCTTCGCTTGTGAACCAGCAAATGTAAATATAGTTGATGTCACGTAAGAACCAGTAGTACCTGTAGTAGCATCTAAATCAGTTAATGCTTGATTAAACTTAAGTGTATATTTAGTTGCTTCTCCAAGTACTGGTGTGATCTTCTTTGTCATCTTCACACGAGTGATATTAGATATGATAGCAATATTAGTATCATCAATCTTCTTGACAACATTTGAATCTCTATATACACCATTAAAGCTTTTAAGCACATCATTGTTATGTGTCACAAGTGTATTCCTTATTGCAGTTGAAAGACCGGATGCAGTTACTGTAGCTAGGTTAGGATTATATTTAAAGAAAACTTCTAAATCAATGTATGTATACTCAGGATCAACTAAGACCGGAGTGATAGACACAACGTTTTTAGGTTTAAGAATATTTGTTTTAATTGTAGTCTTTTGTGCTTCTGTTAATACTTCAGCCGATAGAGGTTTAATCGAGACATAGACCTTACCATAATCTGGTACGTCATTGTCTTCTCCACCCCATACAGCAACAGCTTCAACATCAGCAAATTCGTTTTTAATAATTGTTTTATAATCATCAGGTGTAACAGCTCTGTTCTGAGATATGTGAGCAAGAGGTGCATTAAATTTAATTGCCTCTTTAGTTTCTCTTGCAGCACCACCAACAGCTTTACTAACTAATGTAATTGTTTCATCAGTATTACCAACAAGTGAATCAGTCATAGTAAATGTAGTAGCTCCATTTACATTAGCTCCTGATGGAATTGTTGCATATTCAATTGTTATTGTATTGCCATTACCTGGCCTCTTACCGATAATGTTATCACCAAATTTGATTTCATAATATCCATCTCTTCCTTCTTCTAAGAAATATATTTCTGATGTTCCATCTAAGTTAACAACATTTGTATTAATTGTATATACTTTAGAAGCAGATGTTGAAGATGAATCAGTTACAGTAACTTTGATTGCAGCGGTGTTTACATTTGTTGCAGGAATAACATATGACTCAAACACATTATTTTGATATGTGTAGTTTATACTTGCTAATGTGCCTTGCTCTAATTTAATATTTGAAA